TTGTTTGTTCCTTCAGCAAAAGCTACTTTGGCGCCAACTGTGGTAGTTGGTTTTGTAAGAAACGCATCAACTGTTGAAGTGTATTTCTTACCACCAATAGCATCAATAACTGCTGCGGCAGAGGAGTTCACGGATTCGATATAAAGAACACCATTGGTACCATTGTTGGCAGTGTCTTCGGCATATGCCATTTCACCTTCCAGAAGATCCGTTGTTGCTGGAGCGGTCGATCCAGAACTTCTTTTAATTTGAATAATTGTAGCCATACTAGAGTCCTTTTTTTTTTATTATTATCTTGTTAGTTAATAGGTTCCACCGTCTATATTATCTAAAACTACTTCAGATGCAGGATCTGCTGCTTCCCATTTGTTTGTAGCAGTATTATAAATTAACGTATATCCATCTTCGACACCAGTTAAATCTACATCTGCTAACGTCTCTATTTTAGTTGACGTTCTTTTACTTACTATACTTGTATTTATAGGATTTGAAGTTCCTACTGAAACTTTAATTGCAGTTGGAGTTCCTACAGTAACGTTAATTGCCATTATTTCGTTACCTCTGGATTAATTACAACGATCCCTTCAAGAACTCGTAGCGTTTCACCATCGCCTGTAATTTCAATATCGTAAACATACCTTCCTGCTTTTATTGCTGAGGTTTGCACCGCAGTCAATGAAATAGTGACTTCACCATCTTCGGGCAAAGAAACTGCTGCAGTAAAACTAGTAGAAGTAGTAGTGTAATACGATCTGCGCATTTGTGCTGCTACGGTATAACCAGTAAGATCTTTTAGATCTCCGTTCTGATCATTTACTGCAAGGGACAAAGAAAAAGTTGTTCCTTGGTCAATAAAGATATTTTGAATTTGTGCCATCGGAAACCCTTATAAATTATATGAGAATATTTATAACAACTGAGAATACTATGCAAACGATTTTGATGATAAAATATGGTGAAAAATATTCTGCTGCAGACGTAAACAGAATAGTAGATGATACTGGCAGAAAATATAACTATGCTTGCATCACCGATAATCCAACAAATCTAGATCCATCAATAAAAGCAATTCCTATGCCTGAAGATATAGAAGGACATTGGATTAAAATATGGATGTATACTTTGAAGGGATTGGGTGATGTTCTTTACTTAGATCTTGATATCAGAATAGAAAAAAATATTGATCATTTGTGGAATTCTATTGACAATTTTCCTACAATAGTATATACTTATTGGAAGGATAAAGAGTTTCCCGATTATGTTGGTGACACACATGGTATGCGTTACTTGAGTAATTATAACTCGAGTGTTGTTATGTGGAGGGAAGGAACTGTTCAACATATTTGGGAACACTTCCAATCAGATCCTGATTACTTCATGGTTAAATACTTTGGTGATGATAGATTTCTTTGGCATGAAGATTTCAGATTCAATTACTTTCCAAAGGGTGAAATTTATTCTTTTGTTTATGGAGCAGATTATTATGGAATTGACGACCACAACGAATCTTTCTTCTATCGCCCAACTTATACGATAGCATTGTTAAATGGTTTAGATCAGTTTCCTGGAGCAGAAAAAAAGTATGATGAACTTCGTATGCATTAAGTGGGGCGATAAGTATCCTGCCGAGTATGTAAACAACTTATACAGGATGGTTAGAAGAAATTTTTCTCGGAACCCAACATCCTACACATTCACATGTTTTACAGATAATGCTGAGGGAATTGAGTGTGATACTGCACCTATACCAGACGATGGTATTTTGCATCCGAAACACTGGTTTGGGAGAGAAACTTTCTGTTTTGACCGTGCAAAGTTCTTGGTATTTAATTCACATAATTGGCTTGGTTATACTGGAAACTGGTGTTACTTTGACCTTGACGTGGTAATCCAAGAAAATATAACAGAGGTAATTGAATTATCTGAAAAACCAAGAATAATTCAATGTCGTTGGCAACCACAATCGCAGAAACATGATAGATTGTTCATAGATACTCGAGGCACTTTCTATAATTCGAGCATGATGTTATGGCCTAATGTTTCTTGTGAACATATCTACAAAGATGTTATGCAAAATTCTGACTCCGTTTTCAAAACGTTTTTTAAAGGAAGCGACAATTACCATTACTGGAGACAGAGAGATTTTTGGAAGGATATTCCTGGAGGATGGATCTATTCTTGGAATCGTGGAAAGCATCACCCAGATGATGTGGAATGGTTTAAGTTTCGTAAAGATGCTAAGGTATGTTTGTTCAACACAGACAATGTTCCGCATCCGAGTGCAAAGGCACAAATTAAATTAATGGAATGCACTGATGAAAATATTATTAGGTTGTGGCAATGAGAGTTAATTACGTTTGCTGTAAATGGGGGACAAAGTATTCTGCTGAGTTTGTCAACCGTCTTTATAGAATGGCAAAGAAGCATACTCCAGATAATTTTGAGTTTCATTTCTATTGCTATACGGATAACAGCGAAGAATTTGATGCCGAGATTAAAGTAATCGAGTTCCCAGACATTCCCGACATCCATCCGAAATATTGGTTTGGTTCTGAGGATTTCAAATACGGCATGGCACGTTGTTGGGACAGACCGAAAACGTTTATCTTCAATACACACAACTTCGCAGAAGATAAACCCACTGGAAGATTTGTCTTTTTCGACCTTGATGTTATCATACAAAATGATTTGTCGCCAATCATCACTTACGACCTAGAGAATCCTACCAAGTTACGTTCTTGGTGGCAAGATCCGCGACCGATGAAATCGCGCAACTTCAAACTCTCTCATGGTGCGTATACCAATGGTAGTTGCATGGTGTGGTCGGATAATCAGACGGAGTGTATCTGGCAGGACGTTCTCGAAAACCAAGAGCGTATTTGGTTTACGTTTACAGATGGAACCGACAACTACCACAGTTGGCGATGGGGCGACTTTAGCAATACTCCTCTATGGAAACATTTTCCAAATACGTTTGCTTACTCATATAACCGAGGACGCGACTGGGATTCAGGTGACCTTACTGTGGGTATATATAGAAAAGACTGCATTCTCTGCGTGTTTAATGTGGATTTACTGCCGTTCCAAGATGATCGTAGAGGCAAAGTGAAGCAGGAATCGTTAGTTGATCCTGATCTTTTAGAGCATTGGAATATTTGATGATTAATATTTACACAGTGAAGTGGGGTTTCAAATATGGACCAGAATACGTAAATCGTATTCTGGAAATGTGTAGAGAGCACATAACTCACGAATTTAAATTTTATTGTATCACAGAACACCCTGGAGATTTAGATCCAGAGGTCATAGTTATTCCCATTCCTGAAGATAATTATTATGAAAAATGGTGGAATAAACTCCACTTGTTCGACAAAAATGTCGTGCGGCAGATGGGAGAAAAACTTTTCCTAGACTTAGACATAGGTATACAACATAATATTGATTGCATTGTTGAATATGATCCGGAAGACACACTGACTTTCATTCGAACTCGTTGGCATAACATGAAGCAAATGAAAGAGGATACAAAAGAAATTCCGTTTAGATACACGGATCTAAATTCAAGCGTTCTTAGATGGAACGATAAATTAGATGTAAACAAAATTACTAAGTTCGTAAGAGATTATCCTGACCAAATGTTTTTTTATTATCGTGGGTTAGATAATCTATTCGGTCACCAAAGAGAACGTCTTTTGAAGATCGGACATTTTCCAGATAACTGGGTGTATAGTTATAACTATGGATATGTTTGGCCGATTGATGTAAGAGAACATGTTCTCAGACCTGAACCGCTCGTTTGTTTATACGATTCAATGGAAAGACCACAAGATGTTAAATTATAATTACTTGAACAACTATCGCTATTGGGGCGAGGGACTTGATAAGATTGCCAACGAGATGCCATGGAAACACGAGGACTTCCGCAAGTCCATGAATCCGAATACTATGGATGCTGCCATTTGGTTAGTCGAAAAACTATTGGAGATGAAAGATGTTCCAGAAGAATTAGACATTACAATTCTAAATTCTTGGTTAGGATTTCCACTTGTTCCATTACTGTGTGAAAATTTAAATGTCAAGAAAATTAACTTGATCGATATTGATAAAGACGCATTGGAATTATCAATGGTGTTCAATCGGTATTATTCTGAGAAGGGTATTGAATTAAATCATATCAACTGGGATGTTCCATTCGCATATCATGACATCAATGCACTAGAAACTGATGTGGTAGTTTCTATTGGTTGCGAGGCAATGTATCCGCTAAATAAAATGACGACCGCAAACAAGGATTGTATCTTTGCCTGTCAGTCGTCAAATGTTTTTAGAGAGATGTGGGGTATTAATTGTGTTCCATCGATCGAAGAACATGTTGAGAATGTTGGAGTTACTGATGTTTTCTACGAGGGACAGATCGAACAGTCTTACTGGTCTTGGGATGGTAAAGTAAACTTCGATCGCTTCATGGTAATTGGAAAAAAGTAAATGATGCTTGGGACAAACACGGATATTAAAAAAATAACTGAGAATTGGATTCCAGAAAATTCTGTAGGTGCAGAAATTGGTATCTGGAGAGGTGATGCGTCAAAACAACTTTTGACAAAATGTAGTTATCTACATATGATAGATCCATATAATATCAGCGTATATGAAAATACTACTGATTGGTTGAATATGGGGTACGAAAAAATATTAGAGAGATATTCTTCATTAGTAGGTTCGACAGACCCAGCAGATTTTCAAAAATTTTATGACGATCTCTATCTTGACGTTTGTGAACAATTTAAAGATTTACCTGCAACTATCCATCGAATGACTTCTCGGGATTGGTTTTCTTCGTATACTGGAGAAAAATTGGACTGGATTTATATCGATGGTGATCATAGTTATGAGGGTGTGATGGAAGATTTGGTATCTAGTCTTGATGTGGTAAAACAAAATGGATTAATTTTTGTGGATGATTATTCAATAGATAATAGGTTACATCCTGGAGTTAGGGCAGCAGTCAGAGATTTCTGCTATGAGAGAAAATTAAAATTCGGGAGATTGTATATCAATACGTTCATGATAGAATTGGGG